GTATACGCACTCGTTTTTGTGACTCAACCCGTAGGCGCTCAAGCTCCAAACGATCGAGACTTTATACAACTATTACAAACCTTGGCCATATTCTTAACCGGGGCCCTAGGCGGCGTATTAGCCGGTAATGGCCTAAAGTCTAAACCTAAAGAGCACCCTAAGACCGACACGCCAAACACGAATACACTTTGATTTCTGACAAAAAGCCCTCATACTGATACTACAAACGCCGGGAGGGCTACTCGGTTTGGTAGCTGCTCGGCCTTAACAAAGGGCGAACAATGAACAGTATGGACATTTTAATTGGTTTAGCGGCCTGCGGTATGGGCTTTATGTTTATGGTGATCGGATATTCGATTGGCTTTAAGCACGGACACGGCGAGGGCTTTGTACGTGGCCGCGCTATTGCTCAAGCTCTTAAAGAAAAAGAGCTAATCTAATGGGGTTCCTAGATAACTACGAGGATGTAAACGCTCGTATCAAGCGCTTTAGATCAGAATTTCCGACCGGGCGTTTAATAGCCTACATCGAGGATATAGACGTAATCAAAGGCACCGTTTTGGTTAAAGCTGAGGCTTATCGTGAGTACGAGGATGATAAGCCAAGTGCCGTAGATTATGCGTTTGGTAATGTTGCAACGCTTACGAGCAATATGCGTAAATGGCTGATCGAAGATACTGTGACGAGCGCTTACGGCCGTGTGATAGGCCTATTAACACCTAGCGAACACGCGCGGCCTACTGTTCAGGATATGCAAAAGGTAGAGAACCTGCCAGCTGATCCGGATCCGTGGAGCAATCGAGCAGCTGTAGAGGATATTCCTACTATGGCCAGCGCTATTGGTGAAATCGAACAAAGCTTAGGCGGCGCTCAAGTAGCAGCTGCGCCTCGCTGTTCGCACGGCACGATGATCTGGGCTGAGGGTACGGCTAAGGCGACGGGTAAACCGTGGGCCGCGTACAAGTGTACGGAAAAGAATAGGGCCAGCCAATGTAACCCTTATTGGCACGTACTCGGATCCGATGGGAAATGGAAGCCTCAAGTATGACAAAACAAAGCCTAATAAAAGCGCTAATCATCATCGAGATTATTTTAATTATTACAATGTTATGGATATTGCTATGACCGAGGACGAGCTGTTTAAGTACATTAAAGCTACCTACGTAGAGGACTTAAAGCGTTCTAATGATGCGTTTGAGTACATCGATGCAACGAGTGACGGCTATCGGATGGTAGTAGAGCTTAAGTGCAGACATACGCATTATGATGAGCTGCTATTGGAAAAGGATAAGTACGAGTCACTAATGCAACAGGCTAACAGCCTGGGCTATACGCCGTTTTATATCAATGAAACGCCTAAAGGCATATACGCGTTTAACCTACGCAAAATAACTATTAAATGGACTACCCGGCGCCTACCTGCAAGCACCTTTAATAAGACTGCACCGGTGGATAAAGAGATAGCGCTGTTACATATAGATAAGGCGGTAAAACTGTAATGGGAGAATTAACCTTTATTAAAGATGGATACGCTACGACGATCCACGATGACGGAAACGTAACCGTAGTAGCTGCTCAGTACTGCGATCAATGCAAGAAATGGCAGACAGCCCTAGGCGGCTTTAACGTACGAGATGTATCAGGCGAGGTCGTAATGTGGCTTTGTGCAGACTGTAGGGCCTAATGACTACCTATAAATTCGAGTGCCGTAAGTGCAAAAAAGTTACCGATCAGATCGAGCGCATTATCACCGATAACCTGCCACCTAACGTTAAAACGCTCCAATGTACTAAATGCGGGGTTATGGGCGTATGTTTAATGGAGTCATCCGATGCCGACGTATGAGTATGAGTGTATTAGCTGCAATATCCGCTATGAAGTTATCGAGAAGCTAGCCGAGCACACTACGCCGTATTGCTGTAATTTGATGATGAGGCAGATTTATCACGCACCGGGTATTAGCTTTAAGGGTAAAGGCTGGGGTAAAGATGCCTAATAGTTATCCACAGATGTTATACACAAGGGTTAATAACCTGTGGGACACGCTCAAGCACACGCTCAAGATTGACACCTATTTGACCTTATCGCTACGCTCCATACTCGCAGGCGAGCCGCTGAGGCGGATAGCTCGCAGGCGTAGTTTGGTGCTTTTGGCCGGGCTATTGCTATTTACCAATATGCCTGCATCTCAAGCTATAAGCACACAAAGAGATAAAGAAAACTACAAACTCTACGCACATATAAAGTTACTTAATGCTAAGCAATATAGATGCCTAGAGCTATTGTGGAATAGAGAGTCTCGATGGGATCCACGTGCAGATAACCCTAAGAGCTCTGCATATGGCATACCTCAACTACTTAAGATGAAAGAGTTAGATCCGTTTAAGCAGATAGACCTAGGCCTTAAGTACATAAGCAAGCGGCACTCTACGCCGTGCCAAGCGTGGGTATATTACCTAAAGACTGGTCATTATTAAATGGTTAAAGGTAGACACGACCCACGTGTTACAAGAGATTGGAAGCGCATACGCTTAGCCGTACTAGCAAGGGATGGGTACACCTGTGCCTATTGTGGGCAGGATGCCAGTACAGTCGATCACGTGGTCAGTATTAAAGCCGGAGGCGATCCGATGGATTTACAAAACTGTGTAGCCGCGTGTCGCAGATGCAATAGCTCGAAGGGTTCACGCTCACAGGGCGTTTTTTTAGCATCACAATCTACCCCCCCTGCCTTTCGAGGCAATTCCTCCCCAAAAACGACCAGTACAGTCCTTGCCGGGCCTTGTGTAGGCCAACCCGATCAGAATTGATAATTATATGACCCAGCCTAAAACTCCCCGTAAGGGGGCTACTGAGCCTCGCCTACATAGTCCCTATCTCAAAGGCAAAAACCGCGGCGATGAGATCTCTCAGCTAGCCGAAAGTATTGGGCTACCGCTTTTACCGTGGCAAGATTTTGTAATTAGAGATATGACTTCGGTAGATGAAAATAATATGTTTATCAGGCGTAGTAATCTCGTCCTCACGTCGAGGCAACAAGGTAAAACTCATCTCGCGCGTATGATGATGCTAGGGCATATGTTTCTATTCGATAGCCCTAACGTGCTTATTATGTCCTCTAATAGATCAATGGCTTTAGACACCTTTAGGCAAGTGGCCTACGCCATCGAGGGCTCGGCCGAGCTGAGCAGGCAGGTTAAACAGATCCGGTATGCCAATGGTACAGAGTCCATAGAATTAAAAAACGGACATAGGCTCGACGTGGTCGCAGCTACTCGCGACGGAAGTAGAGGCCGTACCGCCTCTTTTTTATACATCGACGAGCTACGCGAAATCTCGGAGGAAGGCTATCGCGCAGCTACGCCTACGACTCGTGCAAAGGTCAATAGTCAAGCCCTGTACACGTCAAACGCCGGAGATGCCTTTAGCACGGTACTTAATGATCTACGCGAGCGAGCCTTATTTAACCCACCTAAAACGTTTGGCTTTTACGAGTACAGCGCTCCGGCCTTTTGTAAGATCGATGATCGTGACGGCTGGGCCTACTCGAACCCGGCCCTTGGCTACCTATTCAACGAGGATGTATTAGCCGAAGCTGTAAGTACTCAACCTATCGAAACTACGAAAACAGAAATGCTTTGCCAATGGATTTCGAGTACCGCCTCACCTTGGCCTCATATGTCTGTTGAGGATGCAGGCGATAAGGATCTCAAGTTAGTACCGGGGCCTCTTACCATCTTTGCTTTTGATGTTAGCCCGAGTCGTAGAGACGGCTCGCTCGTAATGGGCCAAGTACTCCCCGATGGTCGTATAGGCGTAGCCGTACTTGAGACTTTTCACTCGGACGTATCCATCGATGAGTTATTTGTAGCTAACGCTATTGCTAAATGGGCCAAAGTTTATTATCCGCGGCAGGTCGCTTACGACAAGTACACGACTGCCTCAATAGCCAAACGCCTTGAAGTAAACGGCATACAGATCGTAGACATCTCAGGGCAAAAAGGTTATCAGGCCTCAGGCGATCTATACGAAGCTCTAGCTAATAAGAGACTCGTACACTCGGGCCAAGATGCACTCGTTACTCATATGGCGAATTGTGCAGCTAAAGAGTCCCCGGATAGCTGGCGTATCGTCCGTCGTAAATCGGCCGGGCCTGTAGACATCGCTATCGGTTTATCGATGGTCGTACATATCCTTAATCAACCAATGGGCGAGGCTAAAGTTTACGTTTAGACACGCGGCATAAAGCCGTACTTATGCTTGACATTATGGGAAAATGGAGACTATGGGACTATTACAAACGCTTGGTTTTAAGTCAGCTGAAAAGCAGACAGTAGAGGCGCAGTATGCCCCGGCGGTAATGGATACTACTTACGGTTACGGATCATTTAATACTGGCAATTTTGGATATAACGGCGTAGGCATCGATCGTAATTTTGCTTTACAGGTCGCAAGCGTTAGCCGCTGTAGAAACTTAGTAGCTGGAGTTATTTCATCGATCGATTTATGTCTATACAAAAAATCTACAGGCGAAAAATTAGGATCTCCAGTTTGGTTAGAGCAACCCGACCAGCGCCAACCTCGAAGCGTTACGATCGCTGCAACAGTAGATAGTTTAATATTTTACTCGGTTGCATATTGGCGCGTTACATCTTTGTACGCGGACGATGGACGGCCTAGCGGTTTTGAGTGGGTAGCTAATAATCGCGTTACATATACGACTAACCAATACGGCACGGAGATTAAAGATTATTTTGTAGACGGCAACCTCGTACCTATGGGCGGTATCGGTTCGCTTGTTACTTTCCAATCGTTAATTCCTGGAGTATTACAAACGGCAAGTACTACTATTAAAGCTGCTTACGATATACAAAGAGCCGCCGCTGTTAGTGCAGCTACGCCAATGGCTACGACTATATTAAAAAATAACGGGGCCGATTTACCTGAAACACAGATCCAAGGTTTGTTAGCTGGCTGGAACTCAGCGAGAAAAAATCGTAGTACGGCATATTTAACCTCGACTTTAACGGCAGAAAATATCGGCTTTAGTCCTCGCGATATGATGTATAACGAAGCATCGCAATATTTAGCAACTGAAATTGCTCGCGCTATGAACGTGCCGGCCTATTACATTTCTGCCGATATGAATAACTCAATGACATATCAAAATATTTTAGACGGACGTAAAGAGTTTGTCGCTTATTCTTTGCAGCCTTACATTTCTGCAATCGAGGATCGTCTATCAATGAACGACATAACTAATAGCCAAAATCAAGTGCGTTTTGCGGTAGACGATACCTTTTTGCGCGTTGATGCTAAAGATCGTTTAGATATTATCGAAAAAATGTTAAACCTAAATTTAATTTCAGTAGAGCAAGCTCGCTCTATGGAGCAACTAACACCGCTGGGAGATGCAAGTGCTACTAACGTTTAGTCAAGAGATCCAAGCCGCAGATACAGAGCGCCGCATCGTATCGGGACTCGTTGCACCATATGGCGAGATCGGACACACATCCGCCGGGCCTGTTATGTTTGAGCGAGGCTCGATTACTTATGCCGAAGCTACAAAAATCAAATTACTTATGCAGCATCAACAGGATAAGCCCGTAGGTCGCGCTATTAGTTTTAGTGACTCAACAGAGGGCGTGTACGGATCGTTTAAGCTTTCGAGTAGCACTCGAGGACAAGATGCACTCGTATTAGCGCAGGAGAACCTAGTTTCCGGCTTATCCGTAGGGGTGGATGTAACCGCCTCTAAGCCAATGGGTGACTACCTGCTCGTTACGGCGGCGGTCCTCAAAGAGGTATCGCTCGTCGAAAGCGCTGCCTTTTCTAGCGCATCCGTAACTGATATTGCAGCGGCACGAGCCGCGCTCGAAGCTGCAACTAGCACAAAAGAAAAAACTACAACTATTTCTACGACTATCGTAGAGATCGAAACCGAAACAGAAACCGAAAGCGAGGAAGCTGTGACTACAGCCCCAGAAAATACACCGGAGGAAACTCCGGTAGATGCACCGGCCGAGGCTGAAAAAGTCGAAGCCGCTCGTAAGATTA